GGGGGGGGGGGTCAGGTCACCTTCTCTCTACCATTCTGGTCTGGTGGACCTACCCCCACTCGGTAGAACGTGGGCAATTTTCTTCCTTCTTCGGGGGTATGGGGGTGTCCCCCATAGGGTCACCAGTTCAATATGCTGGGGGAATGGCGCTCTGGCCCCCTCCCCCGCGTCACCGTGTCACATTCCCTTGACCTCCTGGTCATGCTACTTTGGCCCCCGAACACCAGACCTGACGGAGGACACATGGCAGTCGAGTACCAGACCATCGCGCTCAAGCGGAAGGATGGCACAAGCTGGACGACACCCCCGCGACAACTTGTCGCACCCACTGACGGACGGAGGCTCACCGTGCGGTATGGAACCGAGATCACCCCCCGACAGATCAACTGGCTCTGGAGGCCGTACCTCCAGCGGGGCGCCCTCAACCTGATCACCGGCGACCCCGGCATCGGGAAGAGCACCCTCGTCTGTGACCTCATAGCGCGCCTCACGAGAGGGGACGCGCTCCCCGAGGGCCAGCCCCAGGCGCCCATCAACTGCTGGATCATGAACGGGGAGGACAACGCGGACGATACGATCATCTGGCGCCTCAACAACCAGGGCGCGGTGCTGCACCGGGTCAGCATAACGGACCAGTCCCGCGCCATCGACGCCGCAATGGCCACGGAAATCCGGGACGTGATCCGGGAGCGGGACATCGGCTTCGTGGTGATCGACCCCCTCCAGGCATGGATGGGCCGGGAAGTGGACATGAACCGGGCTAACGAGACCCGCGAGTGGGCCGGGATGCTGCGCGACGTGGCCCAGGAGACCGGCGCCTGCGTGGCCTTCGTGCGGCACCGCCGGAAGGGCCAGCCCGGCGACAACGCCCTGTACGCCGGCATCGGCTCGATCGACATCTCCGGCTTCGCCCGCAGCGAGATTTCCGTCCTGAAGGCGCAAAGTGGGGTCGCATACGTGACCCGGACGAAGGGCAACGTCGGCGGGAAGGGCGATGCCCTCTCGTACACCGTCGAGCCGCACGGCGACCCCGCGAATGACCACGGCATTCTGCGCTGGACGGGCACATTCAACCCGGAAGGCCCCGGCGCGAAGGGCAATGTCGTGCCCAAGAAGCTCGGGAAGGCCATGGAATGGCTCAAAGACCAGCTCGCGGACGGTCCCAAGCCCGCGCAGGGCCTCTTTGAAGCCGCCATGAAGGCCGGTTTTGCCGAGACGACCCTCAAAAGGGCGAAAATCCGGGTCGCGGACAGCTATCAGGAGCTGGACGGGGCCTCCCAGGTATGGTACTGGTCCTTGAAACAGCATGATGGGGCCGGACTTGACGCAGAACACCTCGCTATCGCCCCCCGCAGGGGGTGAGATAGCCCCGCCCGGGCACATCACGGGCCACGATATGGCCGTCCTGGAGGCCATAGTGCAGGGCAAGACCCTGGAGGAGGCGGGCGTGAACTCCGCTTTCCTCCTCCGGGTCGCCCAGTCGCACGACCTCGCCGTCACCTACGCCAAGGCGAGGGAAATGTCCTCCTACGCGCTGGAGGAGGAGGCCCTCGGACGCCTGCGCGCAGCGGCCACCGGCGGGAAGTTGGAACACGGCGCCCTCCGGGCCATCGACCTGCTCGCCCAGCAGCTCCGGTGGAGCGCCATCAAACGCAACCCGAACGTCTACAGCGAGAAGGCCGCCGTCAATGTCACCGTCCCGATCCAGATCAACACCAGCCTGGACCTCGGGGACGGCGCCACCAGCGGCACGAAGGAGTTCCCGAACATCTACGAGGCCACCGTTGTCGTCGAGCGAGAAGTCCCCCGCGCTGATCTCCCGGGAGACGGCCCTGCTGCGGATATCCGCTATGGCGGTGCCACACATGAAAGCCTCGTGGCGCAAGCGGGGCCGGTACCTGCCCCCGTCGAAGGTAGCGGAACGGAAGAAGAGCTGGCAGAGTTTCAAGTTGTGGCTCAGCCAAAAGCCGCCCGAGTGGCACCGGCAGCGAAAGCGCAAAAACGCGATCGCGTTCCTAAAAAGAAAGCGAAAGGCCAACCCAGAGTGGGCACGCGAGCAGTGGCGGAAGTGGTGGAGGAACGGCCGTGACCGCAAGCGCGCTGCACAAAACCGACTTCAATCCCAACCCGGTCCAGCGGAACTTCATCGAGAGCCGCGCCAAGGCTGACCTCTTCAGCTCCCGCATGGGCGAGGGGAAGAGCACGGCCATCGCGTGGGCCGCCCTCTTCCACACGCGCCACAACCCAGGCGCCAGCTGGGCGATCATCCGGGATACCTTCGAGAACATCGTCGGGACGACGCAGAAGACCTTCTTCCAGTGGTTCCCGCCGGGCGTCTTCGGCGAGTACAACGGCAGCCGCAAGACCTTCACGTGGGCGTCCGGCATCGCGCAGGGCGACGTGACGTTCATGGGCATGGACGCCGGCCAAGACGCTACCAAGCTGATGTCCCGCGAGCTGGCCGGCTTTGCCATCGACGAGCCCGCCCCGGCCGTCGGCTCCGAGGGTGTCGCGGAGGAAATCTTCGACATCGCCCTGTCGCGCTTGCGCCAGCCCGGCATGAAGTGGTACGGCGCCAAGCTCGCGGAGAACAACCCGGACGAGGCCCACTGGACGTACAAGCGCTTCGTCACCTCGCCCGACCCCGACTTCAAGCTCTGGCAGCCCGCGATGCCGGAGAACGCCCTGCACCTGCCGCCCGGCTACTACGCGGAGCTGCGAAGACTGTGGGGCCACCGGCCCGACCTGATCCGCCGGTTCGTCGAGGGCGAGTTCGGCTTCCAGTCCATCGGCAAGAGCGTGACCCCGCAGTGGGCCGATAAGTTGCATCTGGCGATCCAGCTGACCCCGCTCGCCCGCACCGAAGTCGTCATGCTCTGGGACTTCGGCCTCAACTGCACGTGCGTGCTGACGCAGCGCTCGCCGCAGGGCCACTGGCTCATCCTCGATGCCTACTGCGGGCCGGACGGCACCGGCGTCGAGGAGGTCATCGAGAACTACGCCCGGCCCCTCTGGCTCGACCGGTACAAGCCCCTCAACTGCACCCTCCGGCACGTGGGCGACCCCGCCGGGCAGCAGCGCGAGCAGAGCGCGGCCTCCCGCACCGCCGTCAGAGCGATCCTCAAGTCCATGGGCGGCAACTGGCGCAGCGGCCCCGTGAAGCCCGAGGAGCGCATCGAGCCCCTGCGGGCGGTCCTGACAAAGCAGATCGGCGGCCGGGGGCTCGTGCAGGTGGACCGTGAGCGGGCCTCCTGCGTGTGGTACGCCCTACGCGGCGGCTGGCACCATCACATCTCCAAGCAGGGCATCGTCTCCGGCGTGCCTGTGAAGAATGAGCACAGCCACCCCGGGGACGCGATGGGCTACGGCGCGGCCGTCCTCTTCCCCCTCGGCCGGTTGCAGGGTGCCCGATCTGGCCTTATAGTACCCCAGAGCGGAGGGTACTTCGGCAGCGGCCGTCGGCCCGCCCAGCAGAGTGGACCTTTCAAGGCTGCGGCCCCCGGCTGGACACCTCCGGCGGACGGCCAGCGCCAAGCCCCCTTCCGGACCCAGGTGGGTCAGCAGACACCAGTCACCAGGAGCTAACATGGCCACCATCACCCCGACCGCATCGACCGACGCCAGCGGCGCTTGGGTCGCGACCTTCACCAACGCCGGCCTCGGCGACGGCGATCAGGTCTCCACCGGCGTCGAAGTGCCGCAGCTCCTCAACGGCATGTGCGTGCAGTTCGCCGGCACCTGGGGCGACGACGGGTCCATCTCGATGCAGGGCAGCATAAATGGCACCACTTGGACCACCCTGCTCGACATCGCCGGCGACCCGGTCACGGCCACCGCCAACGCCCTCTTCCAGGTCGCGGTCCTGCCCCGCTATATCCGCACTTTGCAGGGCGAGGGACAGGCCGCCGTCACGGCCGTGAACGCCTACGCATCCGGCCAGCGCGGCTAAGCACATAGGGGGTCCTTGTGGACACCAAACCGACCATCGGGATGGCTGGGCCGTCCGAGGCCGCCGAGCGCGAGATCGTTCCGGTCCTCCAAGGCTACATGTCCGAGGCCGTCCAGGCCCGGAAAGGCGGCCTCAATCCCCGCGACGACAAGTGGGAGGAGTGCCTCCACCTCTACTGGAACCGCATGGACCACAGCGGCAAGGCCGAATGGCAGGCCGCTGAGACCCTCCCCGAGGTCCCGGCCTTCGTGGACCGTTTCGCCGCCGCCCTCAAGGAGGCCCTCGTCACCGGCCCGACCGGTTTTTACACCGTTGTGGACCCCGCCGACACTGAGGGCGACCTGACCTCCGCCGTCAAGCGGATGACCGACGTGTGGCTGTCCATCTGCGGCCGCAACCAGAGCGGCCATTGCCTGGGCTTCCCCGCCGTCTTCGAGGAGCAGTGCAAGCTCGGCGCCCTGATGGCCATGTGCGGGACCGTCACATGGAAGGAAGACGTGCCCGGCGGCCGGGTCGCCATCGAGACCACGGACCCGCGCCTCGTCTGGCTCGACCACACGTACCGCAACCTATACCGCATCCGTCGCATCGAGCTGGACAAGCACGAGCTGCGGAAGATGGCCTCTCAGACCGACCGGAAGGGCAAGCCAATATGGAACAACGACGCGATCCAGCGGATGCTGGCCTGGGTGGAAGGAGAAGCCCAGAACAGAAGGCAGCAGATGGTAGGGCATGGCGTGGAGGTTTCATCAACCCGTCAGCCCATCGTGATGGACGAGTACATCGCGACGGTGATCGGGAACGACGGGAAGGTGCTCGCCGAGGACGCCCTGATGGTCGTCGGGAACGATCAGTTCCTCCTGCGCGGACCGGAGAAGAACCCGTTCTGGCACGGCGTGGACTGGAACGTCTTCGCGCCGCTCGTAACCGTTCCGTTCAGCGTCTACGGCCGTAGCTACATGGAAGACTTCGGGTCCGTGGCCCAGGTCTTCAACAACCTCACCAACCTGATCCTCGACGCCGTCCAGATGTCGAGCATGAAAGCCTATGCCGTCGTGCCCGGCATGCTGACCGACCCCGGCCAGCTGAACGGCGGCATCATCGCGAACAAGATGTTCTTCCTCGAAGAGGGGAACATGGCGAAGGACTTCATCTCCCCCGTGGAGCTGGGGTCCATGAGCCCCGAGGTCTTCCAAATCTGGTCCGCGATGAAGAACGAGCTGCGGGAGGCCGCCGATATCAACGAGGTGGGCCTCGGCCAGTTCGCCCCGAAGGGCCGCACCAGCGCGACGGAGATCAGCCAAACCCAGGAGAGCAGCTCCGCGATCATCCGCTCGGTCGCCCAGACCATCGAGACCCGCTTCCTCAACGTCATCCTCGACCTCGTATGGAAGACCGGCCTCCAGCACGCCCGCCCGAACGACCTGATGATGCAGAACGCGGCCGGGAAGGATATGTACATGGCCCTGCTGGGCCGGAAGCGGGAGCTGATCGCCCGCCCGATCACCTTCCAGGCCCGCGGCATCTCCACCCTCATCCAGAAGGGCAAGATGCTGAAGTCCCTCCTCACGCTCATGGGCTTCCTCTCCCAGAAGCCGGAGTTCCTCGCGGCCTTCATGCAGCGCATCGACATGGAGAAGTTCCTGAAGTTGATCTTCAACCTCTCCGACGTGGACCTCCAGAAGGTCGAGATCAGCGAGCGGCAGCGCCTTATGAACGACGTGGCCGCCCAAATGCAGCAGGGCGCCGCCGGTTTGACGGCCGGGCAGCCCCCACCGGGGCCGCAGGCGATGGCAGAGACGGGCCAGATGGCCCAGATGTTGGGAGTAGCGCAATGATAAAAGAGCCCGAGGCCCAGGCCCGGGTCCTGCACGACGGGATCGAGTATCTGGAACAAGCCCTCCCCCTCTTGGAGGAGATGATCGAACGGGAGCAGGCCCAAGTCCTGCAGCGGGTGGCCGCCGCGATGAAGGCCGGCACCCTGTCCGGGGACATGGCGGTCACAATGTGGCACCAGTTCATCGGCCCGGAAGCCTTCCTGACCCGTATCCGTAACCGGATCAAGGCCAAGAGCGTCATATTGACGCAGGTGGAGAAGCAAGCTAACGTCCCCACGTTGGGACAAATGACGGGAGACCACAAGAATGCCACGTAAGCGCACGAAACCGGCCCGTGAGGCGCCGCAGGACGACATCTTCGCCGCCCTCGCAAGGCACGGCACCCACAACTTCCAGGAACAGCCCACCCGGCGCGAAGCGTCGGCGCCTGCCGGCCCCTCGGTGGAGCAGCTCCAGGCCCAGATCACGGCCCTGACCGGCCAGATCGACGACATGAACCGCCGCAGCATGATGCGTTCGACCCCGGCCCCGGCTCCGCAGCCCGGACCCAAGCCCGTCTCGGCCTCGGACGTGCAGCTCGACCTTGTCTCCGGCATGCCCGATCCCTCCCTGGACCCGAACGCCTACCACCGCACGGTGCAGGACCGGGTCGCGGCCTTCGTGAAGGCCCAGGGTGAGGTCATCGTGCAGCGGGCACAGCCCCGGCAGGACGACAGCCAAGCCACCGCCGACCGCCTGTGGAACGACTTCTCCGAGCAGTACCCGGAGTGGGCGGAATATGGCGACATCGTGCAGGTCGTGGCCCAGCAGGTGGTCCAGCGCGAGCAGGCCAAGGGCATCGACGGGCAGCTCTACGTGATCGGCAACACCTCCACCTTCTTCAAGGACGTGGCGGCGGAGCTGGG